GATGAGCAACAAAGAACAGGCGATAGACGCGCTGTGGCGTCAATGTTCCTCGGCGGTCGCTGGCACGCCCACCATGGATCAGGACGATTTTATCCGTGCAGTTGGGCGTAGCGTTAACGCGGCCGTCCAGAATATCTACGCCGACACCTATCAGGCCATGTGGCGCGAGGTCGGGTTGGAGTTACCGCGCGATAAGGCGATGGCGTTAGCCTGCTCCGATACGCACGCGCCTAGGCAATGACGAAGGTAATGATGAATGAGGTTGAACAGCTGCGGCAGGAGAACTGGGACCTAACGGTGGACGTGGAGAACCTGCGTGGCTGGATGAGCAAGGCCCAATCGGCCGAAGAGGATGTGGCGCGGTTACTCGCTGAGCTGAAGCGCTTCCGGGCTATCCATGCCGATGTTGAGGCGCTACTGCCGTCGGAGCTGCGCATTATTGACAAAGAGACCACCGGGGTAGACCTCGTCGCCGTCGTGCGGCAACTATGTGCAGTGGTAGAGCAGCTCAATCGCGACCTGTCTTCAGAGCAGGAACGTCGGGTGGTCGCGCAAGAGGCGTGCATCAAGCTCGGAGAGGAAGCGAAGACCCTCCGCGGGTGTCAGGTTGGGCGCGCAACATCCAGAAATGTCGTAGCGAGCGCGGTCGAATGGCTGCGCTGGTATTGGGCGCCGGTCTACTTCAGGCCGTCGCGCACTCGCCGTGAATGGGCTAGACAGTTGTGGTCGGAATGCCGCAGGCGCCAGAGTCCTGGTGATTTCCTTCGCCGGTCGTCGAATGCCTGATGTCCCTCGTCTCCTCGCCGCGGCCGATCATGTCGCCCACACAGCGGATAGCCTCTCGGCCTCCTTTGCGAAGGAACTGTCCCGCGTCCAGCGTGACCTTGAACGGCAACTCCTGCGGTTGGTGACCGACGTCCAGGGCGGCTCACGCACGGCCATTGCCTTAGCCGCCAGAGGCCTCAAGCTGCGCAAGCAGATCCGAGACGTGCTGACCAAGGCCGGCTACGACGATCTCGCGGATACGGCCACGGTAGGCGCCTTAGAGCGCATGACGGAGGCTATGGCGCATCTGCGGGTGGCGCAGCAAGTGTCGGCCTTCACCAGCAGTGACCTGACGCGCATCGAGGCCTTGAAAGAGCTAGCCCGCATGGACGTCCTGGCCAAGGGCGACGAGATCGGGATCGCGGTCTGGCGGTCCGTGCTCCAGGGGCTCTATAGCCAGCGCAAGCCGATCGACATCATCGAGGATCTGGCCGATGCGCTCGATAAGGACATGGCGGAGGCGAGTACCCTGTATGACACGGGGACCTCGATCTTCGGTCGGCAGGTAGAAGCCATGAAAGCCGGCAATGATCCGGAGGCCCTCTATCTGTATGCTGGACCAGTCGATTTAAAGCTCAGGCCGTTCTGTAAACAGCACGTCGGAAAGGTCTACAATCGTGCTGAAATAGACAAGATGGACAACGGCCAGTTGCCAAACGTCTTTCTGACCTGCGGCGGATTCGCGTGTCGCCATTCTCTAATCGCCATCTCTAAGTTCAGCGAATTGACCGACCTGCACGATACGGGCGAGCGTGTTCCAGAGATCGCGGATCAATTGAAGCGCGTGCAGCAAGTCACACAGAAGGCGGCATGATGGTCGAATCATGGGTTGCGCATACCGGCCGCTTGCAAGATCGAGGGCATCCACCGAATCGAGGAGTGCAGCGCTGAACATGGAGCGACGCCGCCAGCTTGTGATAATTGTCGTTTCGGAAAGCGTGGGTACGGCGCCATGGTCGAGTGCCGCCGATATCCGCCCATCATCAACGGAGACCCGGTGTTGACGAAGCACTACTGGCCGCTGATGGGAGATATGGAATGGTGCGGCGAGTTCTCGCCTAGTCGGAGTAAGTAGCCATGCCCGTGACCGTGTTGAGATCGTTTGCCCCGTTGACTGACTTGAAGTTCTCAAACGTCGCCATGATGCGCGAGATCGGCCTCTTGGCGCGGGAACTGATCATCCGCCGCACGACGGCTGGTCAAGATGCGACAGGCGCATCCTTCCCGCCCTACTCCGCGAAGTATGCGGAACGCAAAGCCAAGGAACTCGGCAGCGCAGATCCGGTGAACCTGACGGTCAGCGGTGGGATGTTGCGGAATCTACAGATCGTGGACGCGACTGAGAACAGCGTGACTTTGGGCTGGAACAGCTAGACATGGATACCGTCTACGTCGTGTTCGGGACAACTGGCGAGTATTCAGACAACCAGCAATGGCCTGTCCGAGCGTTTGCTGATGCCGCTGAAGCAGAGTCATTTCGCGATCGTCTGAACGCATATGCTGCCAATGTTCCAAAGGCGTGCGGATACGATGTGTGGCGCGAGTACGCCGCCCGTAATCCAGATGACCCTGCCATGCAGATCGACTACACAGGGACCGAGTACGGCATCGATACCGTACCGTTCGGTCCGGCTGTAGTTCTGGCTGGACAGAATGGCTAAGAAGGCGGCGGTATCGACGCGTGCTGAGCGCGGTAAAGGCCCGACGCTCATCCAGCAATCCCGTCGTATCCCTGACGAACAGAAAGCGCTGTATCACCAGGTCTTAGGTGCCGGCCGGAGTCGTGTTAAACGTCCATTCCTGGGCTTGACGCAAAATGACATCGACACGATCCGTCAACGTGTATCTGATGGCGTCGCGAAGTCAGTCAAAGACAGCGGACGGTCGTAGCCTGTAATACAGCCCAGCGGGCTGGCGTGCTACAACATGTACGGTACGTCTATTCCACTCAACACTATGCGCCAGTATTCCGCGATCGGTTGGCAGTCACGACGAACGCACTTGTTCGGGCTGATCATGGCTCCGTTGTCCGAAGGCGAGCCCACACCGCCCAGTCCGCCGACGCCGCCACCGACGCCACCGCCACCCGCGCCAGAGGGCGATGAAAAGGACCTCGAAAAGGTCATCCAGGGTCGCATCGGCGCGGCGTTGAAGTCGGCGAAGAAGGCGTGGATGGCGGAAAACCCCGCGATGTCCGCCGAGGAACGCGCCGAACTCGAAACGGCCCGCAAGGAACGCGAGGACCTAAAGCGCAAGGACCTCGAGGCCAAGGGCCAGTACGAAGCGGCCCTGAAGGCGCAGGAAGACTCACTTAAGAAGAAGTACGACCCCGAGATCACGGCCCGCGAAGAGCGCATCAATAGCCTGACTGGTCGTCTTCGCATCGAGATCGTCACGAACAAGCTCCTAGCCGCGGCGGCGGCCGGCAATGCGTACAACGCCGAACAGGTCGTCGGCCTCCTCGAACGCCAGATCACCCTGGACGAAGAGTGGAATCCGGTGGTCGTCGAGAAGGACGGCAAGACGCCCCGCTTCATCGAGGGGCACGCGATGACCCCGGAGCAGTTGGTGCAGGACTTCCTCAAGACGAATCCCCACATGGTCAAAGCCGGCAACACGGGGCAGGGCGGCGGGGCCAAGGGTGGCGCGTCGCGCGAAGGACAGGACCTCTCGGAGGTCCAGAAGCTCGAAGCCGAACTGGAACAGCTCCGGAAGGACTACGCGAAGACTCGCGATGTCAACACGATGTCGTTGTTCCAGAAGAAGGCGACGGAACTCAAAGCGGCTAGGTCGAAAGCGGCCTAGCCACGTCATGCGGACGTAAACTGCCGAGGCTCCTGCAGCGCCTCTCCCCAAGCTGCGGCGACATGCGGTCGCTAACTGCGGGCGGATCGGCGCGGCCTTCGTCAACAGCGCACGAGTGGTGATTGAACCCCTTGCGGTCTGTACACGGAGGCTCCTATGCCCTTTACTGGGCTCTCTTCGGATGCGATGTTCCGCTTCGGCCCTCTGAATGCCGAAGACGTCTCGCCGACGATCGATCTGCTGGCGCGGGATGAAACCCCGCTTCTCGACTGGCTCGGCGATGCGCCCAACTTCGCCACCAATACCATCCATGAGTTCCTGGAAGAGGAACTCCGTCCTAACTACATCACGAACTCGACGGCGATCAACTCGGCGACCGCGGCGACCGGGTTCCAGGTGGCGGACTTCGGCGATCTGCTGACGGTCGGCACCATCCTGGAGAACGAAACCCAGACGGAGATCATGCAGGTCACGTCGGTCGTGGGCCAGTTCTCGATCCTCGCCTCGCGC